CCACCTTCCCCTCGTCATAGGACACATTAAACGCTGTGTCTCCTGCGGAAACACCGCCTGATCCTACAACGTACTTTTTCCTGTCCTCACCAAACGATGTTGGGGACGCCCCTATATATCTCATGTGCTGTCCACTAATAGGTATGATACAAAAACGTTCAATGCCGATGCAGTATTACTCTGCGCTCGTAGTTCATCCTGTTCTTCAAGTATTATCTTGTCCCCCTGGAGTACTGAAACCATTGAGTTCGCTGGTATTGCCACGGCATTAACGAGTGTTATCTCATTCGTTGATGCACTATAATCGTACAGCACCACATTTGCTGTGATTTCTGAACTACCAGAATTAGTTAACTGACACCCAATAACAACTACTTTAGAAGAGTTTGCAGAGGGGACCGCCAATATCGTGTCATTTGATGAATTACTCGCACTTTCTTTAAATGCGTTTTTAAATGTATTAGCCATTTTCTATCCTAATGCTATTGCCATTGATATACTCGCCGCGGCCGCTCCGGCAGCAGAGGCAGAAGCAGCAGAGGCAGAACCTGCGGCCGCTGATGCAGAAGATGAAGCCGCTGACGCACTGCCGGATGCAGCGGTCTGGTTACCTTGGGCTTTAGCCTGATAATGTAGGGCGGAATAAAGGCCAGATGTACTACCGTTTGTGGATGTTAAGGCAAAGGTGGAATCCTCTGCTGTAACCGCATACTTCCCTGCGTCTGCCCTATGGTCAGAAGATAACCCCGCCTGTGTAGTTGCCGTACCAGCCTGAGTTGTTGCAGTAGAAGCATTGGCTAGGGCCTTGGCCTGGTAGTGAAGTGCTGAATATAGACCAGAAGTCCCCCCATTTGTTGACGTTAAAGAGAAGCTAGAATCTTCAGCAGTTACAGCATACTTCCCGGCATCTGCTCTGTGATCCGAGGAAAGTCCTGCTTGAGTTGTGGATGTGCCAGCCTGAGTGGTCGCAGTGGACGCACTCCCAGAAGCTGAACTTGCAGAAGCAGTTGCTTTTGCCGCATGGTGTAGAGAACTATAACTAGTACCATCTACCGTACTATCTTCCGCCTTCGTTGCCCATTCCTTGGATGCTCCATGACTAGCAGTATTAGTGATTCCTGTACCGCCTATTGCCCATGCTTTTGAAGAATGTTCTGCATTATCCGCAGTGCCATCTGTTTTGGCTGCCCACTCTTTTGCTGACCCTCTGCTTGCTGTGCCTGAGACTTCAGTCCCACCTATCGCCCAACTCTTGGCACTATATTCAACATCCGAAGTCCCTGCATTGTCCGTCACAGCGTCAGTGGTTAATGACGCCCAGTCTTGTGATTTTTCCTGATAGTGCTTTGAAGAATACTCTGAAGTTCCCTCGACTTGGCTATGCTTAGTTTTGGTGGCATAGCCCTTTGCTGACCCTTCATTCTTGTGGGTAGATGCGCCAATTGCCCATTCCTTTGCGGATGCGTCTGTTGCGGTACTAGACGGCGGCCCATTAACCTCGGTTGCCCAGTCCTTTGCGGAACCTGTTGCATTGTCAACTCCCGTTCCCCCAACCGCATGAGCCTTTGCGCTGTATTCGGTACTTGCAACCTGCCCGTTTGTTTTTGTTGCCCAGTCCCTAGCAGACCCTATATCTGCGTCTGTGTCGGTTGCCCATTCTTTTGCGGAATAACCCTCATTTGTCGAACCAGCATCATCCTTGACCTGGCCATTAGTCTTCTTTGCCCAATCCTGGGACTGCTTCGCGTAATGATAAGCAGAATACCCTGTCAGACCTGCGGCAGTGTCCTGTACCTGGCTGTACTGTGCAGTAGTGGACCACTCATAGGCAGCGGGCACTAGAACAAAGGGGACCCAGTAGGCTGTGTCTGTGGGGATTACACTACCTGACGTATGCGCCAGTTTACAGTAATAGAGATTGCCATCATTTGTGTAACGCACAACGTCTTTTGCCACGTAAGAAATATTAGCATTAGACCAGTCCTCTTTAAATGTAATCCCTGGGACACCTGCGGGACCCGGGCTACTAACGGTGACGTTTCTATCAGCCATTATCTCGTAATCTCCTTAATTAACTTCACCTTACCCCTTAATATTTTATCAGTTGTTAAAACATTTGGTCCTGAATTTGTTGTTAATTCGAGGTCATAAAATGCTGTATCAAAATCCAAACTCGCAGTAGTCGAATAGGGTATGTTTATTGTTATATTTGGTGCAGTAGACGTTAAAACAATTTCCCCATCACTACTACTTAAAGTGGCAAGTGCAGTAGTGTCTTCTACGTTTTCTCTTACCGTTAACACGGCAGCATAATTACTCTCTGTTAGGTCATACGCAGAGTCACTGGAATCCGTATATGCGACTGCCATACTGAAGTCTGCACCTTGGTCGATCTGGAAGTCGTAACGTTGAGCAAGCATTTTTAACGCCTAACTCCTGTGTGACGGATGATTTTGACTTTCCGCCTTTTTTTACGTTTCTGGGGGGCCTTTTTAGGCTTTGGATACATCATTTCTTTTTCTTCAATCCTAATGAACTCTCGTTAATCTGAACCTAGTTTCATTTCTGCCTTCTGATCTCGAGGCAGACGTTAATCCCTCCGACTGAATTGCCATCTGGGTCCACTCTACGAATTTTGCCCTGTACATATCCGATTTCTGGTCATCACGCCCTTGCCCCTCCTTCTGATATGCTCTACTTAATGCCCCCCAGACAAGTGCCTCATGCCAGTATGCGTCTATCGTTGGGGTTGCGGTGTCTGATGCTATTGCACTAATGACTGGGACCCCACGGACCTCTATTTTTTTAAAAACTTTTGTGTTTGCATCCTTATCTATATAAAGCTGATCGTCCCCCTCTGGGAGAGGCCAGATCCTAAAAGTACTCTGTGTAAGACTATTAGAAACCAACGCAGAAATTTCTCCAGTACGTTCTTTCCAAGACGTTTCTGCGTTAGTCCCAATGTACGTGGTTTTTATAGTGCTGAAAGGATTAGGAATCGTTCCAAAAACCCCCTCCATAAAGGCTGTTTTGGAGGTGGATCTAAATACTGCTGAATTCAACTCACCTTCCGTTAACAGAAGCAGATCGATTCCTTCAATATTTGCTGAAACTACTTCTTGGACCGTGGAGGGTCTCGGGAGGTTTGGGCCGAGTTTTATGGTGCTTGCATCTAATTCCCCGGTTACCGCCGCACCAGTACGCACCGTATAGGTGAGTACCGTAGTACTTGGGACCCTTACGAGAAAGGTCCCTGCATATTCTTCTGGAGATACACTGGAAACATTGATTGCATCACCTGTACTGTACCCGTGGGCAGAGTCGTAGGTGATAGTGGCAGTCTTTCCTGAGACCGTTAAAGTCCCAGTCTTGGTAGTGCCATCACAGATATCTACTTCCGCAGTAACGTGCGGATACCTTACGAGCCTGACAAATTCTTTTTGGGCATCATCTAAGTAACTATTAATCTCAGAGTCCGTCCAACGCCTGTTCTCTTTGTCCTGCAAGTAAGACTCGACACGCTGCCTTAATTCCGCTCTTGTCATTAGTCTTGGTCAACGTCAATCACCTCATGTCGAATTACGTCTTTTTCAGCCACAGACCCCGCATGGTTCTTAGGCCAAGCAATCACCCTGAACGGGTACATCCTCTTGTGCCGGGGTTCCATTGGTTGCATTAGATTCACCTGTGTGTATTTCGTTATCACACAATCAGATAACGCATTAACGTGTTGAATCGGGAGCAAAACTGGTTTACCCCGTGCCACCATAAAGGTTTCTGCATCTACGGTTACTGGAACCGCAGTTAGTTCATGCTGGTCAAAGCCCGTCTCTAGCTCAATAACGGCCCAACCGTCTTGAGGTTTATGTGTGGGTTCCACGACCTGGGCCATACTGATACCAGACTTCTGGGCCTGATATACTCCGTCACCCGTCTTGACAAATGTCTTACTAAGATCAGGTTTATGAACCCTCTTCTTCAGCATCCCTCCTGCTACTGCCATATTAATCCGAAATTTAGGTTAGACCCCGTCAGGAAGACGGGGTCAGGTTGACTTACACCTCAGTTACACTTGTTTCCCCATACGTCTTTGCGACATATGCAGAACTAGGATCAAAACGATAATCAAACCAAACATACATTGACCCCGCTGTTGCGGCAGATCCTGCTGTCACAACTGTTGCTCTGACTATATATTCAGTGTCTCCAGATGCCCCACCCGTATACGCGGCAGGGGTCAGCATTTGCTTTGCAACTGCAGACTCAGTCCGAGCAGCCGCTTTGATACTGGTAGCCGCTAAGAACTTATCCGCAGTTGTCATATCTCCAACCTTCAAAGTCGAAGTGCCTCCATTATCAAATGCTGTTCCGATTACGAGATTAACCTTCTCAACAATCATTCCGACTGGGACTTTCCAGTCGTATGTGTAAGTACCAGCCGCAGAAATATCCCCAAAGACATACTTCTTATGAGACGATGTTTGCGGCATATTGACTGCTTGTACCTTAAAAGAATCCATTAGTTCTCCTTATGAATCAAAATTTTTGTGAAAAAAAGGGGACCGTGAAGATCCCCTTTATGTCTATGACGTTACCCGATTATGCGAATTTTGTTACTGCACACTCGAGCCTGTACATCCACAGGTTTTGTAACACAGTGGCTGAAAACCACGTACTCCAGCTAATGTGCCCTCGTTGCCCTAACGGGTCCCCAGACGATGGTTTCGGACTAACAACTTTTGACGTTAAGGAGTCCTTACCCCCAAGAGTCGCGCAGCCGAATGCATCCTGTGCCAAAATAATCACAGGGTAGACATCAGAGTTAGATGCACCTGTTGAAAGCTGGTTGGCTACATTAGCAGTATCGCCGCCATCCTTAAACGGGACAGCCTGTGTGGTCCCGATGAATCGAATCCCTCTTGCTGAACCCATCTCTCCGTCGAGAACATCAGACTGGTCTGCATACTGCTCAACGGGGACATACCCTGGAACCTTCTCAAGATCCTGGCGTAAGTCCGTATGGCAAATTGCAATGTATGATTCCCGAATCGGGGAGGTTGATACTCCGTCTGAAGCATCCAGTTGGGACTTCAGTTTTTGGGCATCATTGCGTTCAAGGGTGCGAATCGCCTGATCCAAAAATTTTGTCGTGGCGGTTCCAGTAGACGTGTCGGTCATCCCTGCAATTGTGAGGTCAACGTCCAGTCTACCTGTTGATCCAGCAGATCGGCAATAGCCCACCTGAGACCCTGCTCTGGCATATTTATAACTAAGGAAATCAACAGTTTCCCCAGCCTGCTGGGCCTGTCTTTCCGTTATAATCTGAACCATCGGGTCTGTGGCAACCGCCATCATTACGTCAGTCACGTTCACGTAAGATCCGAACTGTTCGAGTGTGTGTCGGATCGTTACTTGTTCCAGATTATCAAAATCCGGGGTTACTCCTTCAGCAATTGCCTGATCAGCAATCGGGAGCCTCTCATAACGTCTGTGACGTATCTCTAAGCCCTCACCTTGGGGCTTCGTTTCCTTCTGTGCAAATTTGCCGAAGGTTAGTAACCTTTTGGCAATGGGTAACATTTTTTTCTGGATTTTAAAGGCGTCCCCACGGGACAAATCACCATACGATGATCCAGTTAACGTTCCGACATTTCCGTCTTGAAGTGCCATGTCATTCTCCTATTTATATTGATTCCCAGAGTTCTTCATCTGACATATCCTCTTGACGCTTATCTCCCTTTGCCTGTGCCGTGTTCTTGAGTAAACCTGACGCGGCTTGTCTTCGAGCTTGTTTCTGCGGTGAAACTACCGGCTTTTCAGGTTCAGGCTCTGGTTCAGGTTCCTTCCTGAACTTCTCTGCACCTGCCGGTGTATTAAGAAAGTCTTGCATCACTGCTATATGATCCCGCACGTCCTGTGACTGGGTCATAGCCTGCTTTCTCATCGGGGAGGCCATTACGTACTCGTAGAAGTCCTCGTCCTTATCAATCTCCTTATAATCCGCGCCAACATTCTCCCGCATGAGCTTGTCATGCTCGTTAAGGTACTGTTGTTGCTGGTACTGCTGTACCGATTCCTTTAAGGAATTGATCTCATCAGCCTGAGTCGTTACCGCAGGGTCCTTACGCCCTTTTGCAACCTCATGCTGGATCAGCTTCTTGACTACCCCCGTTATCTCGGAGAAGTCATCCATTGTTTGCCTGTCCTCATCTGAAAAGTATGAGTCCTCAGACGGATCTGGCTTTTCTGGGACTTTCGGGGCCTTTTTAGCTTCAACCTCTAAGTCCTCCAACTTTTTCTGCTGTTCCAGCCTCTCCACGCGGAGTTGCTGATACTCTTCCCGCATCCGAGCAGATTCCTCATTTCTGCGGTGGTAATCTTTCTCAAGATCCTTATACCGCTTCTTGAAGTCTTCGCTGGGTTCCTCCTTATGCTCTACTTCGACAACCTCAGAAGTGTCTTCTTCTTCCAGGATAGAATCTTCAGTTTCAGTAACGTCTACCGTCTCCTCAACTGCTTCCTCTTTCTCTGGCTCCTCCTTTGGTTCCCCCTTAACTGTCTGGTCCCAAAGGTCCTGATCACTCAGTTCTTCGACTACTTCCGTTTGTTCCTTGGCTTCTTCACTCATATGGCACTTGCTAAAGGTTTATAGCACGCACAAAAAAGGATATTTTTATTACAATCCTGTGCAGATTCCCTGGCTACACCGTGGAGAACCTATCCCTTTGTCAAAGAATCGGGGTAACCCAATAGTTCCCGCATTCCCTCGATACGCCCGATTGCCCTATTACTCTGGGCTATAGACCTATCTGTTTCTAAAATGTTGGAGCATAAAAACTCCTGTTCCCTAGATATAAGTTCCACTGAAAGTTTCTGCAATAACAGAAAACCAGGGTCCTCAATCAGTCTTGCAATCAACCCTTTCTGAAAAGCCGTTAAATCATAATGCTTCAGGGTTTGCTCGTTGTTCGTCAATTAATTCTCGTTGTGATGGTCCTCCCTGTAGTCTCTCCTCTGCCTCTTCCACCCTTCCTTGAGTTGCTTCCCTCAACTGGGATGCCTGCATCCTGTTCATCATCTCTGCTTCTTGTTGTTGAGCCTGCTGTTGCTGTTGCATCATCTGCTGTTGTTGCGCTTGCTGTTGTGCCTGCTGTTGCCTCATCTGCTCCTGTTTCTCCTCATTCAACAGTAAGGACATCGTATAGTAATCTGGTACGGGTTCCTTCAGGACATTCCCCTGATTCATCAGAATCTGCCTCTCTGCAATCTGGGACTGCCGTATGTCCTCGGAAACTGCCTTCTTCTCATCCAGAACTGCCTTGTCCTTCTCAAACTCTGACCTGGAACCCAACTCCGCATCTAATGCCTGTTGCTTGAACTGTAACTCCTGCATGATTGCTTGTTGGTGCCTCTGCTGTTCCTGTTGCTTGTTTTGCTGGACCTCTTCCTCTTGCAGTACCACCTTCTCAGGATCTAGGTTGAATGCCCTCACAAACGGCTGCACAAACGTCTCATAACGTATGTACTCCTGCAATTGCGGCACCTGCCCTAATGCCTGAAGGAAATTCACCAGTTGGCTGTTATGGACCTCACGGGCCACATATTGTGTCCAACCAGTCGAAATAGACTCGTAGTCCCCTTTGATGCTTGGGTCATCTGAATCCACCATCAACCAGTGGTAGATGGAGGATACATTCTGTGTAATCATCCCTGAGATGGACCTGACCACAGAAGCCGTAGCCTTATTCGCATTGCTGTTAAGGATTGACATCCCCGTAGCTGTCCGTGTCTGGGACGGTGACTGGTCTCCGTATCCGATTGCCGTCTGACCCGAATCTAGATCCGCCTCACGCTCCAGCATCTGGATCATAGGCTGAAGCCCATTCGTCACATCCGGTATGATAACACTCCCGAAGGCATCCTGAACAGATGACCCGGAACGTACCTTAAACTGTTTCCCGGGATATATACTCTCCGTATCCTGACCCGCCTCCATTGCGGCAGGATTTACGATAGTTAATGGGGCCGCAGATAACGTCTTGCCCTCAATCAGCATCGCGTAAGAAAAGTTCATCAGTGCCTGAACGTCCCTTATTGCATAGTAAATCCCGTCACCCCA